TGTCGGTGTTACCACCAATCTTACCCTTTTCCATGGCGTCAACGAACGTATTTTGCAGCGCTGATAAATTATCGAAAACAATTAAATCGGCATTTTTAGTTAAATCTTCAACTTCTTTTACGAAGTCATCGGAATTATTTAAGTCTGCAAGCTCTGGTGAATAAACATCAAGATTTTCGACTCCATCAAGACTGGAATAACTAGCGTCAAAACTAAACACAACTTTATGTCCCTCGTAAGATTTAACCAAGCTGGTTTTCCCAGTTCCAACCTCGCCAATCACCACGAAGATGTTAGCACCTTTTTTTAAATCATTTATTTTTTTCATTGGTTATCCCTCGAATTCTTTAATTTCAATCAAATCATTTGTAAGCGATAAAAGTTCTTTTAATTCCTCACATTCATCAAGTGTGAATAGTGTTTTTACGTTAGGATTGTCCCAAACAGCGCCAACAAAATACTCATGCCGTACTAAATCGTAACAGACCTTTTGCTGACCACCTTGTGCAACCATGTTCCGTAAAAACATCGAATATAGTTCTTTGCGGTCTTCAATTGGCGTCATAGCATATTCAAAAATAGCATTTAAAACACGTTTGTTTCGCATTTTGCCGTTACCATTGATGATTAGATTTGTATAATTATCCAAATCAATCGAAGCGAAGAACGTGCTGCTTTGATTGTTTACAACTAAGTATCTGCCATCTTTTGCCGCCGTAAAATTGTTATCACTCATTAATTTTAAAAATTCATTTGTTTTCATGATTAATCCTCGATTACTTTAAATTTCCGTTGAACAACGGCTTTTCAATGTCTAAATCCAAACGTGCATTCCGTCGGGCAATTGACCAATTTGAACCATCGTTTACTTCTTCCGGAATTAACTCGCCATTTTTAATTTTTTCAATGTACTCAAGCAACTTATTAACGTTATCAATCAATTCAAGGTTGCTTGTTACCGAAGTTAAGTCGTAAATTCGATAATCCTGTGTATCTTTGTCGATGGCGATGATGTAATAAGTCAAATTGTCGTAATGCTCTTGCATGATATTTAGATAAACCAGCGCCTGAACGTGATATAGCGTTGTGTAAATCCAATCGCCGAACGTTCGCTCTAATTCGCTATAAACATGATCGAACCCACGGGCATTAACAAACTTATAATCGATGATGGTTTGCGTGTCAGCATTGAAGTAGTCCAGAATACCGTGAAATGTGTCGTTTTTAACCGATAACTCGCGCTGGTGGCCCTTACCGACGGCTAATAGATTCTTCTTAGCAGCGTCATGGTTAACCAGTTTATCAGTCAACTTTTCAGCTAACTCAGCCATGCTTTCCAATTTAGAATAAGCCTTCAACAAGCCATTCTTGCGGTTCTTTCGCGCATAAGCTTCGATCGGATATTCAATATCGCCTTCGGCAGCTAAACGAGCATGCACCAGCTTACCAAACTCCATGGCCTTGCTAGTTTCATCGTAGGCGGTTTTATCACCGTTGAAGTAATAAGCAGCTGCCCGTAATGGGTTTTTAACGAAACGGGTTAAGCCCGTGTAGCTTAAATTAACGTCATTCATTAATTGCCTCCATGTATTTACGATACGACTCCATAATCACTTCGCTGCGTTCTGCTGATGTCAGAGCGTTGTGTGCCATACGAATGCTATTATCCATGATACAATACCGCTTACTAATTGAGATAACGGTTGATTCGATGTTGCCGTCGTGCATGACTAGCGACTTGAAGAAATATTTTGAATATTCTCGCTTGGCGTCGTTGTGGTTAATCATTACGTTTCACGTCCTTACCATCGAAGTCATGGTCAAGCAAGTCATGTGGATCGCCGTGCATGATGTCGTTAACGCAATATCCCACAAGGCCACCGATAACGAAGACAATTACGAAGCAGAGCCATTCTGGCACGATAATCATGCAAGACACCCCATTTCTTCGGCATATTCCTTGATGATGTCTTCCTTGTCGGCGTGATACTGAACGGATAATTCAGCGATGTCATCGAAACAAGCCGTATTCTTTAAATCATCAACAAGTGTATCTTTCAAGTCCACTAAATCGTTAAAGCGTTTCAACTTTAAGTCGTCCAACTGTTTTTCAATTTCATTCATGTTGATTACTCCCTTTCCTTTGGCACAAGACAATAATATCGTACTTTTTTATCTTTGTAAACCCCAAACGATAAATTTATCGTGATAAATCTTTTTCTACCTTTAAACCCAATTCGCTTTTGTCGGAAATCGTGACAATTTCGGTTTTGAGCCGGTCAATGAACTTAGAATAGCCCACCTCACTGTAAATTGACTTAGAACCGTCTAATTCGGCAATATAAGCCCGATATAAGCTTCCTCGCTGGTCTACCCGTATAACTTTACCTAACATATCTAAAACCCCTTAAATCGAATTTTACAGCCATTTAAAATAGTTGTAATTTGTTGCAAAAATGTGTTGCTATTCTGATGTTTACATGATACAATGGCGTCACAAGTAATCCACACAAAATACACGTTTTGCTTAACGAAAACAAAATAATCAGAAAAATCAGAGAAATCAGAGAATAATCTGGGTTCTCTGTTTTTTTTCGATTTACCCCCCGTTTTCCTATACATGAGCCATATATATATATATATATATAAAAGACTTTCTTTTTATATTATATTATATAGCCCTTGGGGCCGTAAGAAAAAAACAGTCAGAAAAATAGTCAGAAAAAAATAAATTTTCTGATTCTCTTACTAAAATAAAAAAAACAGTCACATAAGTCAAAAATGGCTTACCGAATTCTCTGACAGAAACTGCTCAAAAAGTGACGATGAAACGGGAGCTGTGCTCGGAGTGTCAAGGGAAAATAAAAACTTTTTTTATTCGACACGATAAATTTATCGTTTTGATTTACATAATGTCCACGCAATGCTATACTAGTATATGCAGATGAGGGGGCGATGTCGACGGCTGTATTTAAAAACAATTTCAAAATGGCACGTGAGTTAGCCGGGTTGACGATGGAGCAGGCCGCTTCAATTGCTGGCGTCACCAAGGGGGCTGTGAGCTCATATGAGAGCGGTAGAATGAGCCCTACGGTAAATGTACTTAAAAAGCTCGCACGGGCTTACAACGCAGATATAAGCTATTTAATCGGTATCAACTATAAAGGCAAATTTATTTTGGTGAACACCAGTGAAGGTGACCTGCTCATAAACTACGATATGATCGTTAGTGTGCGCGAAGATTTCGCAAACGGTACTTTAACTATATCCATGAGCGATGATGACTTAATCACGGCAACGATGACCATGGACGAATTTATTAAAGCGACGGGTGGACTGCGAAATGGCTAAATCTGAACATGAAATTCAAGACGAAATACGAATGGCACTATCTGAAACATGCGTTATTGTTCGGACTAACTCCGGTACGGTGATGACAAGTGACGGTCGCCCGTTTATTGCTGGCCCACCGAATGGCTGGCCGGATTTAACTGGTTACCGTAGGTCAGATGGTCGGTGTGTGCTTATCGAGGTTAAACGGCCCAAATATGGACGATTAAGTGAGGTTCAAAAACGTCGTGCAGCATTGTTTGCTAAGTCACCAGTTATTTATGGCGTGGCTACCAGTGCCGAAGAAGCACTTAAAATTGTTGAAGGAGAGTAATTGTTATAAGTGGCGTCAGTTGAGAAAACTCGTTACTTTAGTGACGAGTAATTCACAAGTAGGTGAACTACTTTAAATACTAATTGACAAATAAACAGTATATGATACACTTTAGTTGTTAGCGAAAACCAAGTTAACAAATAAATGACTATCTAGGCTCGGAACGAGCCGTGGTAAATAACTGTAACCTCTGTACTACATTCCTAGAATGTTGTGTAAGTAAGCAGTGTTCCCAGAAGCTCGTTACTTTAGTGACGAGTAGTTCACTCATTGATTACCTTCCTTTCATAAGATTTGCCAGACGAGGAAACTCGGTAATTTATTGCCGAGTAGTTCATTTCTTTAATCCACGTGCGTGTATAGCTCAACGGAAGAGTAAAGAAGACACGGGTTCGACTCCCGTTACACGTATTGGCGAGGTAACTTGCCAAACTCCTTCATAAAATTTTACCGGCCTGCATAGCCGGTATTCTGGACCTTTAACTCAGTTGGTTAGAGCAGACGGCTCATAACCGTCCGGTCGTAGGTTCGAGTCCTACAAGGTCCATTTGCATTACATACTGAAAACGGAGGTTTCGATTTTGAGATGGAAAACAGAGCAAGTTAATACTGCGGTCGAGCTTGCTAAAGCTGGATATTCCAACCGCGAAATCGCAACCGAACTGTCTAAGACAAGCAAGAAGCCCATAAGTGATTCCAGTGTACGGCATAAGCTGGCACGAGAGGGCATTACAGCCAAAATGCACAGTTGGAATGCCGATGGCGTACAAACTTCCACCGCTATTCTAAAAGTCGTCAGAGGCCAGAAAATGACGCCTGACTACGTGTTAACTTCGCACGGATATGATCCAGATTCTTGGCGGATTGTGTCAGCTACTTCTAATTTTTGGAAACAGACTGAACAAACTACCAGCTACCAATCAAAAATTACTGTTAAGCCTAAAACAGCAGTCAACTGCAAAGAGTTCGTCAACATTTTCAACGATAACATTG